CAAGTTGAACATATAGCACACAAAGCCGTTCAAAAGATCTATGGACCAAACCGAACCCAAGATTTTGTCGAACAATTTAAACGTGGCGCAATATCCAACCAAGCTTTACTCGACGACTTACACAAAAACAACTCAACCGGAGTACCAAGATGTGAAGATCCAAGTTACCTCAAAGCATTGACTTTCATTACAGATTTAACCCATCCGAAAGACAAACTTAAGACCGTACATTTCACCGGAACTAGGAACTATCCACTTAACAACTCAGGCTCAGCTGAACTACCGTATGTCACAGACCCTCAATTCAAGAAATACATCCACAACCTTTTTAAGGCAGGACACATTGAGAATTCATCCCTATCCAAAGGAAACGGAAAGAATTTCATTCTTGAGAAAGAGAGAGTAAAAGTACACCAACTTAAAGACGGAACTATTAAACCAGTTCAAGCTTTCCACGATACTAGAATGCACGCACGTTCTCATTTAACATTGACTACTTCGATCGACAAGATTAGAGCAGTTTATGGAGTATGTATGACTATCATTCTTATAGAAATTATGTTATTATGGCCTATTATGACCATCCTTGAAGAGTCGAACTCTTTCATTGCATGGGGATTTGAGACCTTTAAAGGAGGACTTGAACGATTAAGACACGAAACAGCAGGTTACACCTATCATTTCAGTCTTGACTTCTCAACCTTCGACAAGCTCATCCCATTCTGGCTCATAGACGATATTCACTATATGTGGAAATCTTTTTATGACATTGGACCTTACTACATGGACGACCCAAATTATCCAAACCCTTTCACGACACCCGAACGAATCGATCGACTCTGGGAAGCAATGAATTATTTCGTTAAACGAAGTATTTATCGCGCACCCGACGGATCACGTTACTCGCGAAATCACTCTGGAATAACATCTGGGCTATTGCAAACGCAAATACTAGGAAGTTTTGCTAACGCAATAATGGTCATAAGTGCTTTAATTCACATTGGAATTCACCCTTCCGATATTTATTTCAAATGCCTTGGCGATGATGGAACCTATTCAATCTCAGTTCTTCATATTTTACCGCAAGACGCATTAAACGAAATTTCGAATTATTGCAAAACTCACTTCAATGCAATCATTAAC